CTCCTCATTCTCGAACTGCCTGATGACCTTCTCAATGACCATCTTGTCCTCCCACACGTTTATCTCATATGTCGTCATGCGCGAGGAAATCCTTGAACGTCTGCGCCCACTGTTAAATATTCTATCTTCTTCACCCAGCATTTAGGTATGGCCGTCGCGCCACCGCCTTCCTGGTCTTCCTCTTTTTCTTCATCCAAGGCCCATGAGCGCATGATGACTATCTTCTCATCATCGTTCACGACCATCCATCCGACGTCCTGGCATCTGGCCAACGGCGCTTTCAATATGTCCTTGATCGGAACCCAGCCTGTCTCCATGTCACGGGCGTCCGTCCAAGTCACGCGCACCATCGGCGTTTCATTTATCTTCATTTCTTCTTCGGCTCCTTTATCTTCACTCCCTCGTCATCAGCGGCTTTCCTGATCAGGTGCATCATCTGCTGTCCCGGTCCGCGCATCGCCGTCATTCCCATCCGCACCAACGCGTCATAGTACGGAATCTTGATGGCGATGCTCTTGTATTTCGTGGTGTCAACCATTCACTGCGCGTGGGTATGTCGGTTTAACGTAGGCCCCATTGCCTTGTTGCATCACATTGAAGTAGGCCTTCTCATGCCTGCCCACGCCGCGGTTGAAGATGAAATTAAACACCTCCACGTACAACGCCGCTGTGCGCTGTGGTTGCTGCAGTTCCCTGGAATATTTTTTTGCCTTCTCCATGAACCGTTTGGCATCCCAAATTGACTGGCGCATTATCATCACCATCCCCATCATGAATCTTTCATGCTTGTAGAGTGGTGTGTATTCTTTCAGGGATGTAAGAAAATCAGCCTTGGCAATGGCGTCATGCAGGTTGTCAATGGTCATGTTACCGTCCCTGAATATTCCCTGCGAAGTTCTTCCCAACGGAATGTTGCATAGCAGGTCAATGTTAACCTGGAATGAAAAACCGTATTCTTTCTTGAACCAGTCAAACGTATGGTAAGGGCCATTTGCGTTCTTCTCCGCCATCATGTTGGAATGCAGATAGTCGTCATTTGTCCATTTCTTGTCAACCTGGTTGATGTCCCTGATTTGTTCCAGCGACATGGGAGGCACAATCATGTAGTATACAGGATAGCCGCATATCTCGGATGCCTTGAGACGGTGCTGACCGTCATTTACTACAAGGCAGGGAAAAATAATGTTTTTTTCCGATACCACTATAGGCATAGGAACATATCCTTTTCGCATGGACTTAACCAGCTTCTTTACGTGTTTTGGGTCAATTGGGCGATTTCCCTTTATAAACTTAAATTGACCGTAGTTTGTTGTTTTATGAATTTTATTACTCATGTTTTACCTTTCTCAATTTCATTTCTTCCACGAAAAGAATCTTCCTTCCGCGGCAATCCACGCGCACACTGACGCGCGCGAGGAAATCTTTTAATAATATTATAATTTTCTTAACCATCAGTCATCATCTCCGCCTGATCCCTCATTATAGGGATTGCCTCTTTTCATGTTGAACATCCTATCCATCTTTTCTTCCTCCATCTTGTCGATGGTGTGCTTATTGACGGAAAGTTCAAGCCTGAGTTCCTCCACCCTGTAGTTGAGGGTGCTGATTGCGTCCTTAATGTGTGGATGCTCATCCAGACGTCCCACAAGAACGCGCACTTCTTCCATGAGCGCGAACATGTGGTCCATCTTTTCTTTGCGAGTTTCTATTGCCATTCCAAGTCGTCGTTGTCCTGTTCATCATCAATGATGTCAGTGATTCTTTCAACGATGTCGTTTTCCTTCTCGTGCAGCTTCTCCAGCTTGTCAAGTTCCTTTCTGATCTTGTCAAGCGGGCTGACTTTTTTCTTAGCTTTTTTCTTTACCATGTTTACCTCCTATGGTTTTTATTAATTTCTCATAAATCATATCATGCCGAACCAAACCCTGTATACCCAGAGCAGGATCTGGAATGCTATCCAGATCTTGATGGGTATTACGAGCAACCAAAATAAACCCCAGACCATTACCGTGTGTAAAATATGACCATCAGTAATCCCACAACGCATATCACTGCTATTGTCGCTGCGTAGTCCATTATTTCCTCACCGCCATGTACTCATAGTCGAACTTCCCATGCCTTTTCTGCACCAACGAGACCAAATTGGCAACATAGGTGTCGTATACCGCCTTCTGCAGCTTTTCAACCCTATTTCGATCCTGTGTCGGTGCGATCGGTTGTATGGAAGGTTCGACCATGTACCCACGGTAGTAGGTGATCCTTGCGTTCTTCCTGGATTTGTTGACCCAGGTCTGATACGCCTTTAAACTCATCATGTCTCTAACCGAAGCGTCTGTTAAATCTTTTGATAACATTTTCAACTTTCTCTCTCTCTTTTATGGCTATGTCCAATAACTTCAACGCAAAATCGGTATCTTTATC